CGGTACTACAACCAATTACAATATATTAGTGGATGTAACAGTATTAAGTGATGCAAGTAATCTAAATTTCGCGGCAGGTGATATACTACAAATACAGAGGACTGATGGTAGCCCCATCGACATAGAACACGTTAATGCACAGTTATGGGTGACGTTTGACATATAGGTGATAACATGGATTGGGATGAATTAAGAGGAATAAGAGATACCGCATTGTTGGTAATGGACAAGTATCAATTGACGCTTGCGTATGCGGCATTAACACAAACGCAGAAGAATGAGTTAGCAACGTACAGGACGGCTCTGCTTACCCTCCCTCAAGACCACGATACGGCGGCAGAAGCATTGGCTAACTTCCCTACAAAGCCTTCTTGGATGAACTAAAGCCTTAAATAGACTTCATAACTACGAGAGGTATGAGTGAAGAGATGAGCGAAGTAGAGATGATGAGGCAGGTTGCGTCAGACCGTTTGGTTTGGCTAAGACTTATGGAGAAGGCAGTCAATGATATTGATAGTGTTCTTATGGGTCTAAAGCGCGATATTGCTGAAATCTCACAACAGGTTGCCGCAAGAAACGAAGAAATGACTCTTGGGCCTAGTGAAGACGAGGCCGAGGAAGAGTCAGATGACTGATGTGGATGGAATTGCACGATGGATTTTGAAAAAAATTGGTGCGATTATCCGTTAAATAGTAGTGGTAGTGTGATTTTATGGTGGAAAAGAGACTAGGAAAAATAGTTTATCAAGCCCCTGAGAAGTCCTACACTAAGGTAAACATTGAAGAGACACCCCACGGCTACAAGATATATCGCCACGGCGAAGAAAGGCACTTTACAGTAATTCCAATGTCGGCAGTTAGACAAATAATATATGATAGGTGAGAAAAATGAGCGAAAATAATACAACAGTAGCAGATTGCGTAGCAGACTGCGTAGAAGCAGCAACGTCTAGTATCTTTGACGACATTGAAGTGGTTTTAGTAGCCGGTGGTGCTCTGCTAGGTCTAGCAGCGTGGGGATATAAGAAATATAAAATGATGATGGCAGATGGGGAAATAACTCTGGATGAGTTAATGGATGCCGCCAGAGAAGGAAAGGATAAACTAGAAGAGGCAGAGGAGCAAATCGCTGTCATCGAAAAGGTTTACTCTGAGTACAAAGTTGCCGAGTTAAAACAGTTGCTTAAGGAAAAAGGTCTATCAGTTAGTGGTGTAAAATCCGAGTTAATAGCAAGACTTGAGGAAGCCGAATGAGCGAAGAGGTTTTAGAAATAAAACTAGAAGGCCTTGAACAAACCGTTGAACGTCACGATAGAGTGATTGAGCAGTTAGTTCAATCTCAGATGGATATGAAGACTGGTCTTACTAAGGTTGCTACAGAATTAGAAGTAACTAATGGACTTATAGCCTCTTATATGGCTAATATGCAAAAGGTAATTTTTGCTTTAATTGCTATAGTAGCAGGTGCTATGGGAGTTTCCTCGCAGATGTGAGATGATGGGAAAGATGGCTACTGCTTGGTTTAGATGGGTAGAAGCAAAACTTTCTCGTATAGAACGTGAAAAGGACAACCTTGAAGAATCACTTGCTACCTTAAAAAGACAGCAGAAGCGTATGCTTTATCTGATAATGGGAGTGTTAGGAATATATGGTATCTTATTGTTCACAGTCTGATGTTGGTGTTAGGTTAGGTCTTAACAACGCTCAACGAACTCAAGCGTCTAGTAAGTTAGATTTAGCAATACGCAGGGCTTCTATAGAAGTAGACCAAGAGTTTAGAGACTATGGTAGAGATGCTCCCTCAAGGGAGGTAGCAGAAACGACGTTAGACGGCGCCATTTCTGCCGGTGCTACCACCCTAGTGCTGACCTCGGGAACGGCCTTCAGCAGCGCTGGTGAGGGTAATATAGACGGTGACTCATTTAAGTGGACAGGAAAAAGCACCCATACCCTTAGTGGTGTTACTGGTGTTTCTGCTGACCACGCCGATAACGTAACAGTCCAAGAAGGAGAGATGGCACACGTTCTTAGAGAAATATGTGCTGATTTAGCGGCTGCATTTTATATGGAAGATGAAGGTGGTACTATACTAAGTGAAAAAGGTGGTGCAGTTTTGAGAGAAAGAGGTACTTTGAATCTTAAAAGACTAGCCCATTTGGGAACGGTTAATTAGGTGGTTGTATGGCTTTCGACCAATCATCAGCAGGGCGCACACTTAAATTAAATGTTAAGAGAATGCTCAAAGACTTTGAGAAAGAGCAGAAGATAGAAGTCGAAAAAATACTTTCGGAGATAGGTCAGGAAGAGGCAAAAAATATGAGAAGCAGACTACAGCGTATTCGCGCAGATGGAACTCCCAGAGTAGGTGGTATCGGCGCTAAGGTTGCAAGTACGGTGGCTTCTAGAATGCACGAAGCAAACGGAGATTACAAACAACTAGAGATAGGGTCGATAAAAGGTAGGGCTATAGGTAGTAGGGGTGCTGACCTAGCAGTAATACTAGCAGAAGGAAAAGCCGAGGGTTCTCCATTAAAAGACCCGCCGGGAGAAAGACCGTCTTGGTTTTTTGGTAATAGCCCAAACACAGGTAAGACGTTTAATTTTCCTGTTAAACCCGGATATATATCCCCAGCCAAAGACCCTGAGCCTGAATTTATTGAGAAGGGAATGGAGAATATCGAAAGAAAGGTAAGAGAAAGAGTTATGGAAGGCATAGAGCAAGGTTGGTCGAACACGGCTAGGAATATAGAAAGAAAGAGTGGTTTCAAGGACTTCCAGCAGTATATCAGTAAGATAAGGACTAGGTAATATGGCTATAGCAACTAAGAATCAATATTGGAATGCTAGGATGACTGGCTTAAACCCAGCGTCGCCCGGTGGAAATAGTAATGATAGTTGGTCAGGTAGCGGTGGGTCTGCTGTTGATGGCTCTTGGGTTATCACTAACGGTACTTGGTCTATAACTCCTGATGCAGATGATAATTCTTTGACCTTGCTTGCTTGTTTTACTTTTGCTACTGCCCCAGATAACGACGCAGTTATTTTAACTCTTGCAAATGGCTCACATAAAATAGAAATTAAATCAACAGGTACTATGACAGGGCTAAAAGTAGTAGGGGCTACTACTGTTAATTTTACTGATTTAGATTTGGGAGTTAGTGAGAATGACTCAGTACCTATTATGCTCAGGCTAACTCTAGATTCTACTGGTGCGGCAAAATGCTATAGGTATGAGATTATAGAAAATGATGACGCAGTTGATGATTTCATTTCTCTGACTGCTGCCTCTAGCGGAACTAATACAGTATCTTGGGGAAATACTAGCGGTAATGTGAAGTGGCATAGCGTCTATTACAGTAGGTTTGGTGCTTTTGACCCTAGAGAGTTAATGGGTGCAGACTTTGCACAGGATATTCACGTGAGGATGGCTCTGGGCATAGTAGACCACCTACAGAAGAGTAACAAGCCTTTCCTAAAAACGCAAGTAAACGATGCTAACATAGTATATGCCTATGATTTATCTGCTTCTAATGTTAGAAAACTAGGCACGCCATTTGTCCATGTCTACTTAGAGAATATCTCCTCGCCAGAATTTGATGCTTTGTCTGGGTCGTCTGTGCAGCAAATGTATTCTGTCGATATATTTGTAACTACTAAGGGAACTAATTATGAGAATGCCTATATGAGTGGTTTAAATATCATGGGTGAGATATTCGATGAACTCTATACTTCGACAGGCTTAAATGGCACTACTGACAGTCTAGATAGTCACGAAGCCACACTAGATACTAGAGTAGATGATGATGATATTATCTGCACACACAGATTAACCCTCACATATAGGCGCAGAATAAAGATGACTCGTCGGTAATACTTATAGCACACTTGGGCCGTAAACGTGACATATAGAGGTATCCTCATGGGTGTAGACTGGACAAATCGTTATGTTGCAATAGAAAAAGAAGCCGCTTACGGCGTAGAAAATGGAATAGTTACGAGCATTGCTCAATTGGCTGGTGGTTCTGGATATCTTAGTGGTGGTACGGGTACAGGCACTTGGACTGCTGGTACTAAGGATTCACTCGTAAAGGGCGGATACGGCGCTACAGGTACAATTGTCATAACATCTGGTGTTCTATCAAACCCACAAATAACTAATCATGGACAAGGCTACACAAGCGCTCTTGTGACGGGAGACATAACCCTAGACGCCGCTACTGCCGGAGGTTCTAGTGGAACTTTTACTGTGGGGACAAGGCAACCCAGCAAGGGAGTTACCTACGGAGAAGTAGATGACGAATCCATGAAGCAGACCTTTGAGTTGCTTACTCGCGCTGACATGAGCCGACAGGTTGCATCAAAGGCAGTCACAAGCACACAGTACGGTGAGGGTACCATAAACCTAGCAGTACAACCTGATGACTTCATGGGTAAGATACTATACGCTTTCCTTCCAGCAACAGACGAAGGCGCTGCATTTGCTGACCACGTTAAGATGACTAACAGGGGTGGTGCTTACACAGCCGCCGGAACTTTCAGCGTTCCTCTTGCTTCTAACTTCGGTACAGAGAATGCAGAGTTAGTCTGCAAGGTTGAGTTAGTATCTACAGGTGTTGCACCTGCGGCCCAAGTAGCCGCAAACTCTTCTTCCGCTTTTGCTGTAGGGACAGACCAAATGACAGAAATAAGAAGTCTAACGGGCGCTTCAAAGTATCATAACTATCTTTCAAGCGACGGTACAGCCGCAGAAGCCGCAGTAGCAAACAGAGCGCTTTTGAATGACAATGACAAACTTTACTTCTATCACACGGATGGTACAACAATTAAATTTGGAGGTGATGTAAAGGGCGACCACTCAAGCGCTACACAACTAGACCTAGATGGTAGCGGCAGGCAGGTAATACCCGCAAATACAATGCTTTACTCTTACAGAGTAACACAGGCTTACATAGTAAACCCCGGAGTAGGTTACTCTGGTGTTCCTACCGCTTCCTTCGCAGGTGCGGCAGGTGCAGCAATAGGTGGACTTACTTCTGGTGGAAACGCCGCCGGAATAGTAAACATGGGTGCATCAAGGACACACATTTTTAATGAGCCTGTCCTAACAACTCACGCTTACCCATCCTACACAATGAGGGTTGGTAGGGGAGACAGAGAACACACCTTCACAGGTATGGTATGTTCCAAACTATCTTTTAGCGCTAATCTAAACGAGTATGTGATGGCTTCTGTGGACTTCGTAGGAAAGAACGAAGAGGCAACCTCTACGCTACGCACAGACGTTGATTTCGCAGGTCTAGCAGTAGACGCACTTCACTTCGCTGACGCAGAGGTTTACTTTGAAGACCACCCAGATAAGACTGTTAAGGTTCAGCAAATTTCCTTTGAGATAAACATTAACCGTGACCTAGACTCGGCTTACGCTGTAGGAAACAGGTCATTTACTCGTGCGCCACCTACTCAGACAAGAGAAATATCGGGAACTATGGAATTCAACGAGGTTCTTTATACTGATACCGCAGATTATGTGAACGAGCCTACTTATGACGACCTAACAGGTGAAAGCGTTCACAAGATTCAGCCGGGTGCAGGTAAGCCTGCTATCAAGTTGAAGTTTGCTAGTGAAAGTAAGACTGATTTCATTGAGTTCAAACTCTTTAACGTAAGGTTTGAAGCCCCCGAAGCATCTGTAAGTGGTCGTGACCCAAACAGAATGTCTGTAGGCTTCCAAGCATACTACGATGCAACTACACTAGGGTCTTCAAAGGCCGTAGAAGCCAAACTCGTAGGAACAGGCTCTCATGTGCAAACCACAAACTACGGTGCGTGATTAGATGAAAGACATCAATCAACCTATGGCTGACGCAATGGCTGACCCTACTACTACAGTTGTCATACCAGAGCCAGAGCCAGTTAAGAAAAAGGCCGCACCTAAGAAAAAGGCAGCCTCTAAAAAGAAAGATGAGTAATTATGGAGAGGCAAACCTTTACAAACTCTATAGGGGTTTGGGAGATTCAAGAAGACGGGTCAATTCGTCTTATTAGTGAGGCCGAAGTGCCAATAGAGAGAAAGGTGAAGAAAAATGCCAGTAGCGAGAAAAGACATAGAACTAGATGATGGAAGCGTAATAACAGTTAGACAAGTTTCGGGTAAAAAGAAACTTAAGATTGAGTCTAGGCAAGCCAAGATATTTAGAGATTATAGACATTTTGGAGAGCCTACCGAGTGGACTACAGAACAACATGAAGAGTTTGCTGATGCTTTAGATGGGGCGGGTGCAGGTTTACAGGCTCAAGTAGACGAATGGTTAGAAGATTGTATACTGACTGACGGTATAGACATTGATGATTTAACATCAGAAGAACTGTTAGAGGTACTTTCCTTTGTTCGTGGAGATGTAGAACTAGAAGAAAGCACCGGACAGGAAGAAGGTGGCGCAGTCCCTTTGGAACAATCGCAAGAGTAGCGCCGTCTCTTTGCATGGCATTTAAGGGCGTCCTTCCTTCGGATTTATGGGATAGGTATGACCGTGAGGATGGTTGGTATAGATTACAGTTAGATATGTGTGTAGCGGCAGAAATCAACGACCAAATAGCAGAAGCACACGCTAAGGCCGAAAAAGGCAATAAAGGTGCGAATGATGCTAACGCTATGGTGGCAAGAAGAAATCAACGGCGCAAGCAATATTTAAGCAACACCGATGACTTCTTTAGTGCTGTAGAGAAAGCAGGTGTGCCTGCGAGGAA